TGGAGATGCGTGAGAGTGTGTATAACGAGGACCGGTTGAGGAGGGTGAGTAAGGGTGACGGTGCGGGTATGGTATTGAGGAAGAGGGATTTGAATGGCAGGAAGAAGGGTAAGGGTAAGAAGGCGGTGACACAACCTGTGATGCAATTGGAGTTATGGGATAATGAGTAGCGTGATAAAGTTGGTATTGAATGATGATGAGATGGAAGAAGCGAGGAATGTGGGGTTAGCGAGACAGGCGTTGAATCGGAAGTTGGGTGTGGGAGAGACGCATGGTTTTGATGGTGATGATGGTGAGGTAAGTGTACAGGGATGTGTAGCGGGATATGGTGTGGCCAAGGTATTGGGTTTGAATTGGCGGGGTTTTTTGAGGAGTTACAAGGGTACGGCGGAAGTTGGTGACGATATTGTTGTGAGGTCAACGTTACTGCGACGTGGCAATTTGATTTTGCAGTTGGATGATCGGGACGATTGGCGGTATGTATTAGTGAGGTTGCACGGGTTACCGGAACTGGAGATTTGCGGTTGGGTATTGGGAAGTGACGGGAAACGTGACGGTAAGTGGGAGGATACGCGACCGCCATTTGACAAACGTCCATGTTATTTGTATTCAGCATGGCAATTGAGATCGATGGACGAGTTAATGGAGGGTGGCGTGATGAAAGGTACGGAAGATGCAGGAAATGAGGAAGGTACGGAAGACGGTATTGATATTAGGCAGTTAGAACTTTGGTAACGGGGTGATCGGTTAATATGTATAGGTACAGGTGCAGGTTAGTGAGGGTAATAGACGGCGACACGGTTGTAGCGGACGTGGATTTGGGGTTTGATGTCTGGTTAACGGGCCAGAAACTGCGGTTATACGGGATCAACACGCCTGAGAGCCGTACACGTGATAAGGAAGAGAAGAAACGGGGTTTAGCGGCTAAGGCGAGGTTAGTGGAACTGTTGGGAGGTGTGGGCAGTGCTGTATTGGGTTTGGAATTTTATTTAGTCTCGCATGACAAGGGTAAATATGGGCGTATACTGGCGGAACTGTTTTCGGGTACAGAGTTCGGGGTGAGCATTAACCGGACTTTGGTGGATGAGGGACATGCGGTAGAATATTTTGGCGGTAAACGATGATGGAAGGTTTGGGTTGGTGGTTACTGATTTTGGTTACGTCAGGGATCATCATTATTTTAGCATCGGTAGGCATGGTAACGGTACTTAAATGGATGGGGGGTTATGCTTTTTGATGCCTTGAGAACACTGGTTATATTTTTTTCAGCTTCGATATTGGCTGTGGTTATGATTTACATGGCGGTAATCTTTTTCATTGGGACGGGTTAGGTAAGATGGCATGAGGAAATCAAAGAAGGTTTACGCTATTTGCCATCATCCTGATTGTGATAACGAGTTTTCTTTTGTACCGAGCGGTAAAAAGAAGTATTGCAGTTCAGCGTGTTATCAGGAAGATCCTGAGATAAAGAAAAGGAAACGAACGGTCCATAAACATTTTTTTGTTAAAGAATATGTGAAGGGGGAGGCAAGTTAAGATGGCGGGATTTGAAGGATGGGTAGAGATGGTCTTGGAACATGAGGGTGGCTATGTTGATGACCCGAATGATCGGGGCGGTCAAACGAACATGGGTATCACACAAAAGAGTTTCAGTGGTTTCATTGGTCGTGAAGCGAGTGAATCGGATATGCGTGACATGACACGTGACCAGGCGATAGATTTCTATCGTGACTTGTGGGAGAAGATGAATTTGGACCGGTATCCGGTACCGTTGAGGTTACAGTATGCCGATATGCAGGTAAATGGCGGCAAACGTGCCAGTGACATGATTTTGCAGATGGCGATTAATACGCGGGTACATCCGAACGATATTGAACGTTGGGTAGACGTTGATGGTGTTGCGGGACGAGGCACAATGGCCGCTTTGGACCGGGCGAACATCACGGCATTGGACTATTTTGGGGAACGGGTACTGTTTCATGCCAACAACGTTTTTTCGGGTAGCAAGTACGGTATCAAGGTAGGCGATTACATGAGGAAAAAGGAAGCGGACCCGAACAATCAGGGATCGTGGGGTGGTACACGGACGAATCAGAACGGGTTCTGGCGAGGATGGTTTCGACGCGACTTGGAAACTTACGAGAAAACGGTGGCGGAAGAGTAGTTAGTGGCGGGATTAGGGTATCTGGTTGATCGGTTGCTGGTACTGCACGGTTGGAAATCTGTCTTGTTCAATCCTTTGAGGAAAGCTGAGATCGCTGATATCGTGAAACAGTTGAACGAGATAGATTTGGAAGGGCGTGTGGTACAGGAAACGGAAAAGGTGGCGCATAGATCACCTTTCCGGGCGCGAGTACCGAGCGATGAAGAGTTATGGAAAAAAGAGGTTGGGGAAGGAGTTGCGCGTGTCTATTGGTAACGGAACAGAAAAGGAGATTAAGGTAGAGATAACTAAAGAGTTACTGCATCAAAAGTACAGCTATTGTCCTATTGATATTGCACGACCGTTAGTTCATAGGAATAGGGGTTCTGGAAAGACTAAACGTGGAGATCCTGTTGGCACTCTTGTTCAGAGTTATTACAGAGTAAACGTTGATGGCAGAAGTATTAGCCTTCATCGTGCGGTATGGCTTTACAAGCACCCCGGTTGTTATAAAGATAGCGAAATTCCACCGATACTTGACCATATCAATATGAATAAACAGGATAACAGGTACGAAAATCTGCGTCCGGTTTCTCGCACCTTTAATAATTTTAATGTTAGAAAAAGGGAAGACAGTTCAAGTAATTATCGGGGGGTAAGTTGGAACAAAAGATCGGAAAAATGGACGGCACAAATCAGGGTGGGAGGAAAAGGTCGGTATCTTGGCATTTTCCCCGGTACACTTGAAGGTGAAGTTGCAGCGGCACTGGCTTGGGATCGTGCAGCGTTTGAAGCATATGGTGAAGATGCGATCCCTCTTCTGAATTTCCCTAAAGAGAAGGCTAACTACATGGGGTTGAACAGTAACGAACAGTTGGAATTCGGGTTTATTGGGGGTAATGATAAGCAGGAACACCTTGATTTCAGTACTTTATTGGGTACTGGAACAGAAGGAGGAGTCAGGAGGGTATAAATGAAGACTTTTCGTATCACCTACACCAAATCAGTGGAATCGATAATTGAGATTGAAGCGCAAACTGCTGCTGATGCATGGAAAAAGATCAAGGGCGATAAGTTGGATAAGAAGGATAAGCATGTTATTTGGCATAACGAAGGCGAATTAACTTATAAGGTAGACAAAACGGAAGAGATCACACGCCACATAGCGAGTAACCCCAGTTGACCGAGATGATGAAAATCGATGGTCACGATGAAGCTATTCTGGGTGTTGTTAACCGGTTCGGTCAAGACCCGATACTTTGTTACGATTACGAAAAAGTAATTTCACAACTGGTAACAGGTGGCATGTCCATGGAAGAAGCGGTAGAATGGTTCGATTTCAACATCATAGGTGCCTGGGTAGGTGATGGCACACCGTGTTTCATTGTTCGGGACGATTGGCAGCAGTATTTGCAGGAGGAAGAATGAGAAAGAAAGGTGCAGTGGCTAAAGTCCCTGATCTGGACGATTTGCTGGTAAACCGTATTTGGGACAGGATACCTGAAGAGGAACTTGAAGCTTATCAGGCGTTTCTGGTATATTTGGATGTGGGTGAAGGCCGAACACTGTCAAAAGCGTACCGTGTCCTGCATCCGGGTAAAGCACCCAACGCTGCCTGGAAAGAATGGTCAAAAATCTATAACTGGCCTGATCGTGCGGTAGCCTATGACGCTTTTTTGTTGCGTAAGATGCAATATGAGACAGAACAGCGCGTGGTACAGGACAAGACCACTGTACGGTTAAAACAGTTGGAGAAGGTACAGCAATCGCAGGAGATCATGTACGATATCCTGCATTTAGCCCGTCAATGCGACGATCCTAAACGTGCGATGGGCAGTTTGAAAGAAGTCACGGAAGCGTTAACATCGTTCATGCAGCTTGAACGGCAGATAGTGGGGTTGGAACCCGATCCCAAACAGAAAGAAGTTAAACATAGCCAACAAAATGTCAATATACTGGTAGGAAAACTTGATGAACTTGGAAGCAAACAGTTCGATCAGCTTGGCGTGTCAGGAAGTTTACCGGCAAGCACCCGAACTACTGTTGAAATCGGCGGAAACGGTAGCGTCATCGATGACGGGTCTGTTAAAGATCCTGAGCAAGACGAGAGCGATCACACCGTTGATACCCAACAAGACACAGTTGATGGTGCTGCAAGCGATATATAAACAGATAAGTGAAGGTAAACCTGTCAGGTTACTGGAACTCAAAGGTCGGCAACAGGGATCGAGTACGGGTATCGGTGCGTACTGTTTTTTGAGGGCTATTTGCGAACCGCAGACAAACGCTTTAATCATCACTGAGGAGAAGGGCGGGTCAGCGGCAAACATTTATGCTATGTACGAACGCTTTTACGAGAACCTGCCTTTGGGTTTGGACCGTGAAAGTACGCGTATGGGCCAGTTTATGAAGTTCGCGTCACCTGTAGGCTCAACTATCAAGGTGGAAGGTGAAAAGAACGTTACTTCCTTTACTTTTCAGATAGTGCATTTGAGTGAAGCGGCATTCTTTCAGAATCTGGGGAAAACGTTGAGTATGCTGTACCAAACTGTACCGGATAACCCTGATACGTTCGTGTGTTTGGAAACTACGGCTAACCGGTACGGTGACGATTTCCATACTGAATGGGAACGGGCAAGTGAAGGGAAAAGCGATTTTTACGCTTTATTTGTCCCGTGGTACTACCATGAAGAATATACCACGCCGTTTATAGGCCGTGAAGAAAAGAAACGGTTTGAAAAAGGGTTATCGGATAGTAACGAATCAGTTTACGGTAACGAATGGTATTTGATGGAGATTTATCCTGAACTGACGATGGAAAACATGAAATGGCGTCGTCACGCTATACGTAACAGGTGTCAGGGTAGCGTAGTGGAATTCAACCGTCAATATCCGTGTTCACCTGAAGATGCGTTCCATAAAAGCACCAATACAATCTTTGACATGTCATATTTACAAAAAGCGTTACGGGACTACGTTTTTGAACCTACTGATCGGGGTACATTGATGGAAGAACCGGCGGGATTGCAGTTTGCCGATGATCCTGAAGGTATTGTACAGATCTTTTATCCTCCGGAACCGCACACGGAATATGTTATGGGCAGTGACCATGCGGAAGGATTGGACGGGAGAGATTATAGTGCGGCCATCATTTTGCAGCGTATGCCGTTACGTATGTGTGCCAAGATACGGGGTTTTGACGGACGGCAAGTAAGTATTGACGAGTTCACTGAACAGATGTATTATCTGGCCATGTTTTACGGTCACGCATGGATATGCCCGGAGAATAATGCGGACGGCGGTACAGTTGTGAGTTTGTTACAGGAAAAGTGGGAATACACGGAAATCATTGCTGAACGGGATCTGGGCGTGGTAAACTCCAATCGGTTTGGATGGCGTAACCAGAGCAATACACGCCGTAGGGGGGTGGGTATGCTACAGGAAGCTATCCATGCCGATGAAATCGAAATCCCGTGCCAGCAAACGTTACGGGAATGCATGAATTTCCATACGGTAAACGGTAAACCGCAAGCTATTAAAAAGGGTAAGGCACGTAAACAGGGCGAACCGGAAGACGGATTTTACGATGACTTGATCTTTGCTTTAATAGGAGGATTATTTGCTCATCAGAGCCGACCGGCACCACGAAGCAGGAAATATTTTGAACGTCAATTCGAGGAATCGCGGTTCCGTGAACTGTCGATAATGCAGAATAACGATCACTGGACAAAATACGCTTAAGGAGCGAACATGGGAAAATCATTAGACGCATTGAAAAACGAAGACGATATTCTTGAAGCTTTCAATGTTTTGAGGGAAGAAGGTGAAGAATCTGCTCGACCGCGATGGCGGCAAATGCGTAAAAACGCCATGGTTTACATGGGTGACCATTATGTCCGTGAACAGGATGATGAACTTATCAGTGACGATAAAGTTCCGGGTTACCGGTTCAGGATCAGTCGTGACCTTATCGGACCAGTAATCGAAACGTTACGACCAATTTTAATGAGGGGATACCCCAAATATTATTTAGATGCGGATTTCCCGTTTATGCAAGCTACTATCGATACCGAACTGGGAGAAGTCCCGATACCCAACACTACGGACGGTGAGTTAGCACAACGGTTACAGGACATTTTAGCTAATGATCACGATCATCGTAACGAAGGTATCCAAATCGCTGAGTTGTTGGTCGATGTTTTGGTTGGCGGCACAGCGTACCGTAAAGTTGTTTATGATCCGGTACTTAACAGGGTTAACCTACCTATATTGCACCCTGAAAACGTTATTCCTGATCCCTATGGTACAGCGATAGACTTTTCAGATTCTAAATACGTTATTGTCAAGACCGATATGGATTCGGCAGATATTGAACGGATATACCGGGTAAAGGAAAAGGATTATGCCGGTGACGATCAAGGTGAATACGGTGCTTCCGGGTTAATGGGTGCGGTAAGTAAAGTTACCCGTTACTTGAAACCGCAAGCTGGCGGTACTTTGGAGAAAGATACCAAATACGAACGACGCCGATATCCCGTTTACGAACTCTATTATCACGAAGCTACACCTGAAAGTACCATGCAACCCGATAAACCGCCCAAAAGCTTGAAATATCCTAACGGCAGGATGATGACCATCGTTAATGGTCGCAAAATCGTGGTTGATCGGGCAAATCCGTATTGGCACAGAGAATTCCCTATCGTATGTTATCAAGCTAATCCGTTACCACACCAATTCTTTGGCAAGACAGAAATTGATCAGCTTGTCACGGTCCAGCAAGCGGTAAATATCCTTTATAACATGATCATTGCTAACGCTATGTTGGCCGGTAATAATCAATGGATGTATGAGGAAGGTGCCTTGTTAGCCGAGGATGTAACTAATCAGCCTGGGTTGATGATACCCGTGTCTCAAGGTGCGATTACGGGTCGTAAAATCGAACGGTTGACACCGGCACCCATATCGCAGGATACTTATATGCTGATGCGTGAGATGGAGAATCATGGTCGTGCTGATATGGCGGGTGTACAAGATATTATGATGGGTGAAAGTAAGTCCGGCATGAGTGGTGTATTAGCTAATTCGTTGCAAGCGGCAGCGTTAACACGTCAATCGTTCAAGATGTTGGCTCTAGACGAAAGTTATCGGCGTCAGGCACGACTGGAAATCTACATGATCCAACAATTTTATGAGTTTCAGGACCCGCGTGTTAACCGTCAATGGGGTGATGGCGAATGGTTGTTATGGTCGGAAGGTATGCGTGACCTGTTATGGGATGTGAAAGTTGAGTCGCAAGCCGATCTACCTCACAATACCGTAGCGAGGATAAATTATGCGATCCAGCTACTGCAAATCGGAGTTTACGATATTGAAGAGTTCCTCAATACCACGGGAATACATATCCGACCGGAACTGAGGTCCAAGATACGTCAAGCTACCGGGTTCAACCCCATGATGCAAGGCGAATACGGGCAAGCACCAACGCAACAGGCCATGCCGCAAATGCCGGGTGCGGGACAAGGATTAGCACCCGCTCCCGAAGGTGAAGCCGGGATGGGTGGTGGATTAACAGGGTTGGCAGGGTTGGGACAAGGTGTCCCTGAACAAGCCATGCCGCAAATGTAAGAAATGGATATAATAGCACATATTTTTATCTTATTAGGGATGGCATATGGTGTCATGTGGACACTAGCATGTCTTATCCGTTACATAAACAAGAAATAAACGAGGAGGCTGAACCAATGGCGCAAACCAGCACTTATAAAGGTAACTTGACCAAGATCGATAAGATGAAGGAATTGAGTGCAAGCGGGAGGGAACGTGAGGCTGCCCCAATGAAAAAACTTATCGCTTTACAAAAGATGACCAACCAGTTATTGATCGAACTGTTGGACGAAAAACGTGGTAGCGGCACCACTGAAACGGAGAAAGATGCCTAAGATCGAAGATTATAAATCTGAGGTACA